ATATACATATTATACAATTTGTGATATGATAAATACTGCATTGACTACGGCATATACACAATTAGCAACCTTAGCCGGTGGAGAACTTCCAGATAATCCGCCATATATGACTTGGGATAGTCAAACTCAACTATTTACTATGAATTGTTATCCTATGTCATTTTATGATCAATCAAGTGGAGATGAAGTTATAAACATATACTTTAATAATAATTATCGTCAATATCTTTTAGGATGGGATTTTATAGCACTATCATCAACTTATAATACCCCGACTGGTATTGATAATTTATTAAATGTTAGAAATACTGGAAATAACTATAGCCCACAATCAGATCCACCAACATATACACCATCAGATCCAGATGTAGTTGTGATACAATTTAATCAAAGTGTAACAGCACCTTGGGCATTTTGTAGTCTTGCAAAATTACAAATAGTGGCATCACTTCCAATTGCATATCCAACATTGAGTGCATTACCACTTGCGGTTGTAGGTAGTGCAAATAATAATGCAACAAATCCGATACTTTGTGATTTTCTTGTGAATTATAGTAGTGGTGGGGCTTCTTCATTTACACAGCCAATTTCATACTTTCCATCATTAGATAGTTATTCATCACCAATAAAATTATCTGGATCTTCAATGTTAAATTCATTTAATATTGGTGTTAATTGGTTGAATTCAGAGGGTGTTTCATTTCCACTTTCAGCATTTGGCACAACTAATTCATCGATAAAATTGACATTCACACATAAATCATTAATCGAAAATGGATTATAATTAAATATTTAAATATTTAAATGTAAATATAATATAATATATAATATATATAACAATTATTTTTTTTAAGATGTCGGCAAGAACACAAACAGAATCAACAAAAGAAACATATAAAAAAAATCTTATTCGTTTGAATGATGGGAAAGAAATTAAGAATTACAATTTTTTAAAAAAGACTGATAATATCTTACAAAAAATTCAGCATTTAAAGCCTAACTCACAAAGATCGTATTTAATCTCAATAGTTAGCACAATAAAAGGAATAAAAGGATTTGACATGGTCAATAAATTCTATTATAATTTAATGATGCAAATGAATAAAGATCTAAAAGTTAATAATACAAAATCAGAAACACAAGAAAAAAATTGGATTTCTCAAGATGAAGTAATGCAAGTATGGCAAAATTTATATGATAAAACATATCCATTATTGCAACTTAAAAAGGTTAATGAGAAAGAATGGAATGAGATATTACATTTTATTATTCTAAGTTTATATACACTAAATCAACCCCGTCGCAATAAAGATATGCAATTAATGATATATTTAAATGCCCCAAAAGATTTAGGTGAAAATTTCAAAGACTTTAATTATATGGATAAAGATAAATTTTTATTTTATAACTATAAAACAAAAGGAACTTATAACTTACAAGAAATTCCAATAGCTCCAGAATTATTAGAACTGTTAAAATTATATATGAAATTACACCCATTGAAAAAATCTAAAAACCCATATTTATTAGTTCATTATGATGGTAAGCCATTAGATAAAGTAAATGATATAACAAGAATACTAAATAAAATTTTTAATAAAAAAATAGGTGTGTCAATGATTCGGAATATATATTTAACACATAAATTCAAAGATCCTATGGATGAATTAAAAGCAACCGCAACTGCAATGGGAACTAGTAGTTCCACTATTGAAAATCAATACATAAAAACTAATGATAGGCATTTAGAAGATAATCTATAATGTGCAAAATTTAATATTATTTTTTTTTGAATGGTGGTAGATTTGCGGTTCCTTTTATCTTTTGTTTTAATTTAATCTGTTTTTTTAGATCATTTTTATCTATCTCATATATAGTCAATGGTGTGTTCTTATTAATTCTAACGGTTGGTCTATAAACTGGGTATGCTTTATTGCCTACATCAGTCCACCTTTCCTCGAACCATCGGCTTAAATTATATTCATTTCCACTATCTTTATAGGTTCCACCTAATTGCTTATAGGTTTTAACGATAAAGCCCGATTTATAAGCACTAGGCTTACTATATACAGTATCTGCATATTCTTTTACTTTCTTATACAATGCTTTATTAGTTGGGATTGCCATGGTTTATTTATATATATATTATAATAAATATTAAAATAATAGTTTATATTATTAGTGAACATATGGGCGATTTAGATTTTTACAAGTAAACATATTAATTTATCTATATTTTATATATTTAATATGAAAAATCTAATATATTATAAATGATATTAAATATCTAAATAAATAAGATAAAAGCAATGAAAAATTTATAAATTTTTCACCGTAAAACTATATAGATATCTAAATAATTAAGATATTTAATAACTTCAAATGTAATTAATATATTTACAGTAAATATATTAATTAGATAAATGATTATGAAAAATCTAAGTCGCCCATTTTCAAAAAAATATATTAATTAGATAAATGATTATGAAAAATCTAAGTCGCCCATTTTCAAAAAAAAATATATAAAGTATTTAGGAATCTTCTGGCCAAAATATTTTAATTAATTCTTTTGCTTCTTGATGTCCATATTCTGTTAATTCTTTAACTTTACCATATTTAGACATTAGACAGTGATCTTCCAGCCACTTTCTTTTTCCATAATAGTCTAATTTTTTTCCTGATTTTTTTAATTTATATAATAATATTGCTAGTTTAAATGCATCATTTTTATGTATTTTACCACTTTTAAAATCATATCTACTAGGACACCCACCACTAGATGTGGAATATTTAACTATTAGTGGCACATATTCATCGGCGAATGCCTGCTCCTCACTATTTTTAGCCACCATTGGTACCGTCTCATATATAGATGGTATATAGCCTGGCTTATATTTTGCCTTTTCTTCTACTGGTAGATATGTGCTTGGTTTATTTGTATCAATTGCAATTATTTGTTTAATTGGTATTTTTTGTGTTTTTGGATTAGTGTTTAGCATTTTTTGTGATAATTCGTCAATGGCTTTATTCGAATATTTAATACTATCAATCATTGGCTTTTGTGGTATATCTGGATTTAAGTCCATCCACATTTCTTGGAATTTAATATTGCCAGTAAGTTCGTCTATTTCGCCTAATATTTCACTATTATAATATTTATGTAATTCTAGCAATGGTATGTTTTCTTTTTTCATAAATTTTTTTAATTCACCTATATTCATGTTTTCTACATGTGGATTTGTTCCATACATTTGACCATAATATTTTTCAATTGCTACTATTAATTTTTCTTTATCATACATATTCGTATTTTTTATACCATCATCTATTTTTGTGTTTTTTGGGGTATTGATCATAGCATTAAGTATTGGATTAATTTGTTTACTTGCCTTTTTTTGTATTTGTTGTGGTAACTCTGGCTCTTCTTGCATGCCATATAGATCATATAAATTAAAATCTTGGTTTGGTGTATTTTTTGGCGGTCTTACTATTCCAATTGGTATTCCTTGTGCAATTGCTAATTCTCGCTTTGCTTTATTTTGCATAAATTTTCTAAACATATTACTATCTAATCTTGTTCTTTTTGGTGTTAGCCCATTTTTTTTACTATTAACAGTATAATGAAAAAATTTAGGAAATTCATATTCAGTTACAATTCTGGTCGGTAATTCTTCCGGTGTTTTATATGTAGATAAGTAATATTTAAGTTGATCATCTTGATTAGTTAAAACTTTTCTATATTCTGGCTTTAATACTTTTTTTGATAAATTACTTAGTGCAATTTGATCTGCTTTTTCTAATAACTTTATATGTTTTCTTGCCCGTTTTTTTCTGTCATTTAATGGAGTTGTCATTTTTAAAAAAAATTATTATGGTGTTATATATTATATAAATAAAAAAATTAAAATTTATATTTATATTTATGCATTATTATCTCGTTGACTTTGATTTGCTCTTGGGCTTGGTGGCTCTCTTTCATCTAATTCTAATTCTGATTCTATGTCTCGTTGTATTTTTATACACCCACAACATTCAACTGTTTTGCATTTAGATTTGTATAGGTGTTTAATGATTGCCAATAATAAACCAATACCAGAACTAATAATAAATGTGATTAATACTTCAGATAATATCTGCATTATTATATTATATTATACAATATTTATTTTTTTTGATTTATTTATGCAGTTGTCCAAACAAATCCACCAGTACCATTTGCAACTAAATATTGTCCAGCCGTTCCAGTTACACCATTAGCATCAACTAAACCAGATGGTCGTATAGTTCCAGTAGTAGTTAAATTACCTCCTACCTGTAAATTTCCAGCCCCCAAATTAGTAATTAATGTATTTCCACCACCTCCAGTAATTTCTATTGTATTTCCTTGAATAGTAATATTTCCAGAAGTAGTTAAATTTCCACCAATTCCAACACTTCCAGCACCCAAATTAGAAATTAATGTATTTCCGCCTACACCTTGTAGTTCTATTACCCCACTTGCAACAGTAATATTTCCAGTAGTAGTTAAAGTTCCTCCTATTTGAACACTTCCAGCACCCAAATTAGTAATTAATGTATTTCCGCCTACACCTTGTAGTTCTATTGAACCCCCTGCAACCGTAATTGTTGTTCCAGTAGTTAATGAACCTGGTATATCAATATCAGATGACCATAACATATCTGTTCCAGCATTTGCTTTTACCAAAACTTGCCCTGGTGTTCCAATGCTTCCGCTATTATCTTGAATATCTGATGGGTATACGGCTCCACCAATTTGCAAAACTCCTGCATCTGGATTGAGAAGAAGAACTGGAGCTACTCCTGTAATATCTCCAATTGATAAGGACTCCAATGATAAAGAACCATTACCATTATATAACTCATTTAAAAATGATGTATTGCCACTTGATAGAATTGAGTTTGCCGCCATGTTGTAAAAAAGTTAAAATTAGTTTGAACAAAAGAAATTAATAATTATGTTTTTATATATTATGTATTATTCTTTTTTTCAAAAAAAATAATTTAATTAATTATTCATATTTTATTTTTTTGGTATTCTAAATCTTAAATGCGGGTTATATAATCCTTGTCCTATCATTTGATTTTGATCAATTCTATCTAAAATATCAATACCATGTTCAGTTAATGGATTTAAACTTTCCGCCGGTATTAATGTATCATGTCCTCTATTTGTGCCATGTAATCCAACACTTACCACATCTCCAGAAGATCTAATATTATATTCATTTTTTAATGGCTTTTCTCCTTTATATGCAGCATTTAAATTTATAATTTCTTTACTATTTTGGCCTAATTCTCTCGATAAAGTACTTCCCTGTGAATGACCAAGGGTAGACACATTATTTGCCCCATATTTTTTTTCAGTTGCATCTTGTAATTTTTTTCCTTGTTTATACCTATCAGTATATTTATATAGTCCAACTGCATACATTGCATTATTTGTCCAGTCTTTAGCCGTTTCTAAAAAAGTGTCTCCATGTGTTCCCTTATGTGTTAATACCGCATGATTTTTATCTGGATCATAATAAACACTACCATATTTATTAGTTAAATCTGAATCCAAATTATAAGTATCTATTTTTTTAGGTGCTTTTTTTCCAGAATATGAAGATTTAAAAAATTTAGATAAATTACCTACAGATATTTTACCTCCTTTTTTGGTACTTTTTTTTTGGGCTTTTTTTTTTAATCCTTCCCCAAAAATCCCAGTTGAAATAACACCTGGTGCACTGGCTAAACCTATTGCACCTTTTTTAGCAAAATCTTTTTCTCTTTTTGCTTCTTGTGCCTTAACTACATTTTTTTGAGATTCTGGATTATAGCCCCTTGGATATCCAGACACAGACGATGCCCGCTTTGATCTTTTAGATTCTAATTTTTTCCTACCCGATTCGGACATTGTCTCATAGGCCTCTATTTTTTCTGAAATACCCCGTTCACCAAATGGAATATCTGAAGCTTCCGCACTTTGAAAAGCAAAAGTTTCAAATTCTTGTCCATATGGTAAATATTCTTTTTTTGGTTTATCTGATATAGATACAAAATTAGAAGGATTATTTTCATATTCGAATTGCAATTGTGCATTATCCGATCTATGATGTGCTTCATATGCTGGAACGATAGTTTCCTGGGCTATACTATATTCACTTCCGGCGAATGGAGGAATAAAACTATATTGTTGACTTATTACTGATGGTGCTGCTTCTACTTTTTGCTTTGGTATTCTATAACTTCCCCGTGATTCTCGGTATCCAGTTTTATTATATGGTATTTTTGCTGTGCTTGGATTAACACCTGGTAATACTTCTACAATATCACTATCGTATACATACCTTGGCCTAATTGGTGCATATCCACTCAGTTGACTTGCCCCCGGTGGAAATATTGGAAATTGATCACTAACAAAATTTTCATCAACATTTAATTGTGGATTTTTTGTTCTTCTTGATTTTTGTACATATGGTATAGATTCTGATGCTTCATATGGTTCATATTCTCCAATGTCTCTCATAAATTCTGCAATATCTTTTTCCGTTAATGGTCTTTCTGTTGTATCTTTTACATTTTTTTTATATTCTAATAATGCTTTATAAAAATCTCCTTGATCTAATGCATCTTTTGGCTGTGGTTTTAACTTTTTATACAAATCTTTATACATTAATTGTTCATATGCTTGTCTATAATTTACTTGATCTTGTTGTAATGCATTACCTATTGGCTTTATTACTCGCTTTCCTATTGGTGTTGTTATTTGTTTTGCCGGCTCATATGTTTTTGTAACATAACCTCCCTTTATTGGTTTTTTAGATTTATCAAAATTTAAAATTAGATCACTTAGTGTTTTTTTTGACATTATTAAAAAAAATAATTTATTATATTATTCAAAAGATAATTATTTACAATTTAAATTATTAATAATATTTGCATTCGTTGGCTTTGGTATTTAAAATGGGATATTCTTCATTTTTATGTAGTGTGATGCTTGTGGTAAACTCATACCATGTTGCATCATCACTTGGCGAACAAGTGCACCTCTTGCCTGGTTTTTTGCCCTACCAACGGTTTCTCTTCTTGGTTTTTTAGCACCGCCCAAAAGTAGCCCGCCATTTCCGTGCATCATACCAAAACCACCCAAACCACCCATAACGGTAGGTCTTGCCATAGAAGCCCTTTGAATTGCCATGGCGACTTTAGGATTGCTAGCAATAAAATTGCTTAATAGTGGATGTTGTCTTCTTTTTGGTGGCATTTTTTGTTAGTTTATTTTTTAGTAAAGGTTAAGTATAAAAAAATTAATGTTGATTATATTAGTAATATTATTTTTTACAATAAAATAAATAAATAAATAATTAAAAATGATTTTTCAACAATCCACTAATTTTACCGCGAACTTTATCACGATTCATTCTTCCGGCACCCATAGTTTCAATTGCCCCAACCGCTTTACGACTTAATGCTTGTCCAATTGGGTCTAAGTATGGCTTCATTGCATTCATAAAACTAGACCAACTACCGCCGGAATAACCATTTGAAGAATATGATGCTTTAATTAGCTTATCTGAAGAATCTGTTAGTGGTGGTGCTTCGTCATACATTTGCTTAGTAATTCCGGCACCATTGACCAAATCAACCGCACCACCATAAGCAATAGTGCAAGTGCCGGGGGTGAATGCTGCAACAAATAATTGACATGATCCATATGTAGACCAATTAATACTTGAGTTATTAGTAATATCACATGTAAGCTGGAAATTTGCTTGATATGACATGCCAACACATGAGCTTTTTGGGAGTGAAAGATCAGATGCCGCATCAATAATCATTACACCACCGCCGTAATTTGGGGATGTAGCACTTCCAGATGATACCATATTTTGCCCCGTCCATTGTGGGTATGTGGTGTTAGATCCATTCTTTTTAGAAATATTATATAGTTGAATTGGTCTTGCATTTGTACCAATTAAATTATTTCTTTGTACAAAATTAATATTAACATTAGATAATGAAAACACAATATCGGGAAAAGAAAGGGTTTGATTTTCAATTGCAGATGGTGGAGGCATAGCCCAAATTGCAAAATGAGATGGGATAATTGGAAAGCTTAATACATTAGTACTAACACTTGAAGACTTTGTACCATATGCACCACTTGTAAAGCCACTACTAGAAATTTGTGTATAGGTGTAGTTGTATGTAGTTGGTCTTACTTGATTCAATAGACTATCTTCAAATGGACTAACTACATCGTAAATTAGTTCTTGACTAGTAAAAGTTCCAATAACTGAAGTAATAGTAGAACCCCCAACAGATGCCCAACATAGCATTCTTGGTAAATTGGAAAAACTCAAGTTAATAGTTACATTTGATAAATTAAAAAATGCCTTCTTAGGATCTTTAACACCAGTGTAAGTAAAAGGAGATACCATAATTGGTTCAATAATAGATGCGGTTACCGTCATTGATGTAGCAGAATTAACTACAATACTTGTAATTTGGCCGGTTCTTGATGAGTTAGTGAATTGAGTAACCCCAGTAGATCTTGCACTTTCAAATGGAGAATTTGAGGCACCAACCGCATCACTATAATTAGCATACACATCGGGAGCAGATGGAAAACTTGAGCAATTATCAACTTGAGTATGTGCATCAAAATTCCATTGGGTAAAAAGTGGTTGATATAGTTGAGTTCTCATATTTACACCAGTGGTACCTAAATTTACAATACAATCAGACATGCAAGAATTTAAAGGAAATGCACGAAGGGCAATAGCATTATAACTTGAATATTGTGTTAGGTTAGTTCCGGTAATTTGAAATGTAATATCAAAGGCCATGAAAACTTCACGGCTTAACCCTTGAGATGGTGGAATTGTGAGGTTAAAAACGGGATTGACTGACACAGACCCATTAACTTGTAAATTATTGAATTGTATACTAGGTACAGATTCTTGCAAGATCAAGACTGGATCTTCATTAATATTAATTCGTTGATCGATGGCCTTAGCGACTCTGATAATTTCCGACATAATTTAAAAAACACTTTAAAGAAAACCGAAAAAGCAAATGAAAATAATTTATTATATTTATAACAACAAAATAAAAAAAAAAATAAATAATTATTTGTATATTATTTACTGGAGAATATCATAATCAAAAACTTTATATATAAATATTTAAATAAATTCGCTAATGTCTAATCCATACATATCACATAATGTTGTGCTATCTTTTTTGGGCTCTTCTTTATTCCTGTCATTTGCATACGCTGGCTCTTCATCATCTATATCAATTTTTAAATATTGTTTTTCGATTAGTATTTTTTTTACATTTTCTAGATCCATATCGAATACCATAACTGAACTCTTTTTACTTGTAATTCCAATCTTTAAATCTGTTAAGTTTGCCATAAATTTGTGCTGTGGTAATGTATGCTCAGGTTTAATATTGAATTCATTGCAAAACTCTCTATATTTTTCAAATACAGTACTTACATTAAATCTTGTCGGAAATGGATCTTCTCTACTTAGGGCGGTATTCATTGCCGTATGGAAATTTATTGTTTTCTCGAC